CAAAGACAAAAAAGGGAATTCTATATTTGTTGGAGATATTGTAGAGAGAACAACGTATGATGAAACTTGTGTTTATACAGAAGAAGTTGAAAAAGATTATTTTGATAGTTCGTATTACACAGTTTCCAAAGGGAGCTTATCTAAACTAAATGAATTCAGAAGAGGAAATTTAGAAGTAATTGGTAATATTTACGAAAATGATGATTTATGGAAAAAAATCGCTGCAATATAACGGAGAATTAGACGATTAGGAGGAATAGTAATGACTAACGAAGAATTTGAGCGAGAAATAAAACGATTAGAAGAACGAATAGAAGATCAAATTAATAGCTTAAGAATTAAGTTCTTGGAAAGTAAGGCGGATAAAAAGCCTTACGAAGTGGAAGTGCCAGAGGATTTAGAAGATTATTATTATGTAGATGAGTTAGGAAAAGTACATTCAATTGGAGAAAAATTAAATTATTATGATTTTGAAAAGGCATATCTACGTGGTTTAGCCTTCAAAACTAAAGAAGAAGCTGAACAATTCGATAAGGAACGCATATTAATAAAAAAACTGAAAGATTGGGCGAAGAAATACAATGATGGTTGGACACCTAATTGGAAGAATGACGACAAAGAAGAAATTTATGAAGTGCAATATGATAGATTCCCGCAGTACTTAAATGAAAATCTGTTCGATATAAATGAGATTGAAGAAATCCGTTCGTTATCTATTTTACCTTATTTTTATTCATATGAAATAGCTAGAAAATTCATCAAAGAATTTGGAAATGAGATTAAGGAGGTGTTTTGCTAATGGGAAATGGAAAATTTTTATACTTAAGAATTACAGTAAGTGATGATAAAACTGTAGAAGATAAAGTTAGAGAAGTATTTCGTGAATGTGAATTTCATGGTTGGAATATTGTGGCGTATGATTTGAATCCACATAACAGCTATGACAATGAATATTTAATGACAGTATATATGGAGAAGGAGGAATAGAATGACTAACAGAATATATTTAGCGTTAAAATATAAAGATGCTCAAATTATATAACATGCATTACAAGAATATGTAAAGAGATCAGATGTTAAAGATAACATAGATATTGAAGAAGAAACAGTAGTACTTAACAATATTGAAGAAGAAGTTAATCTATTCAAGAGGAAGAATGGAATTAAGTAAGAGGTAATAGTATGTATAATCTAAAAGTTTATACTCCAACTCAAGGGGTTAAATCAGTGACACGTTATAATTTTAGAACACAAGAAGTTGAGCTAGAAGTTTCACCTTATATGCCTGTTAAAACTAAGAATTTTAAGTTGTTACGTTGTAGTGAATTAAAAGATATATGGGGTAATTTAATATACGAAGATTATATTGTAAAATATAAAGATGATTTAATTGGTGTAGTTAAATTTATAAAAGGTAAGTTTGTTGTTGAGTTTAAACAAATAACAGTTGATTTATGTAATATCTATGATAGATTATTAATAATAGGAGATGTGTATGCAGGAAACGAACAATAAGAATAATAAAGCGAATAGAAGAGGTAAAGAGAGTTATTTAAAGAAAAAGTTTCTAGAGCAAGTAAAATACTTAAGAGGATTGATTGAATCTGATAAAAGGTTACTTGAAGAGAACGAGTATAGTTTAATCAATATTAAAGGCATGGATTATTCAAAAGATAAAATAAGAGGTGAAACAAAATCAACTCTTGAATCCCGTCTAGATAAATCGGAAGAATTAAAAAATCGAATTCTAAAAAGCATAGAAGCACTTTTAGAAATGCAAAATAAAATTAAGGAATATATAGACAACATGCCGAATTTAGAATATAGATTATTGCTGCAGTTAAGATACTTAGAATGTAAGACATGGGCAGAGGTTGAGCATATATTAGATATTGAATATACAACTAGAAATCAAAAGCATTCATTAGCTATTAATCAGATATTCATTCCAGATATAATAAAATATAAAAAAATATAATATCATATAATAAAATATAAATAAATATAATATGATATAAACAAATATAAATTCAAATGTAATATAATATATGTGTGAATGATTTCACAAATATTAAGATCCTTTATATAAATAATAATCGTATACCAATTAAGCGTGATTTGCATCACGCTTTTTTGTATGGAGTTTTAAATGTATAAAACAAAAGAACAAAAGCAAAGATTCTATAAGAGTAGCAACTGGTTAAAGTTGCGACTGAAAGCATTGAAGAGAGATAACTATGAGTGTCAACAGTGCAAGAGATTAGGTAAGGTGAGCAAAGGTCAGAACGTTCACCATAAATTAGAAATAGAATTCTATCCTGAACACGCACTTGATATTGATAACCTAGAGACATTGTGTATTAATTGTCACAACGTTGAGCATGGTAGATTGTTTGGCAATGGTAGTAGGAAGAAGAGATGGAACGATGAAAAGTGGTAGTATTTCCCACGTAGCCCACTATTATTTCCCAGAAATACCCCCCTTAAAAAATTTTGAAAAAAATTTTTTTCTTATCTCTTGCCCATCTCTTATCTTATTTCCCTAAAGGGAGTATAACCTAAAAATTAACACCTTGTCAAGTGTTTTTATGTTACGTTTTTGTTAATTTTTGATGACATAAACTCATTTGACCTTAACTCCCTTCGCCACGCGTGGCACTCAAAAAAAAAAAAAAATATATATATATATAAGAGATGGGCGTCATGAGATAAATCAACATATAGTTGTTAAATACAACTATTACTCCTGTAGAATAAAAATTATTCTCCTCCTTAATAAGAAAGGTCAAAAATATGACATTCACAGTCAAATCATCAAGCTATTATAGCTCAGAAAATGCTGAGAAACTTCTTGGAAATGAAACAACTTATATTGTAGGACTGCAAATAGAAACACAGTATGAATATAAAGACGATAAGCGGACAGATAAAGTTATTGGTTATCAGATTTGGATTGCTACGGATACTCATAATCCTTTTAAAGTGAAGTTCCTTCCAGATAACAAACCAGATTTATCTGAATTTAACATTGGTGAGAAAATAGCATTTGATAAATTAGAAGCAATTCAGATTAAATCAAATGCGTATTTCCGTGCCACAGGCATTCACAAAGCTTAGGGGGTAGTTTATGACTATCCCTATTAAAATGCCTATGTCTGAAAATGAATTAGCTAAATTCATTACAAGCAATCTCAACAATACACTAGATATCAACGGAGAAACGAGCTTTACAAACTCTTTCTCCATTTCTTTAGAGGCAGAAGATAAGGGAATGTTTTTCATTCCCAATCTTCCTGTTTCCTATGTTTTAGATAAAAATCTGTATTTTAAGATAGCAGATATCTGTTCTGGCATCCTTTACCCTTATAAAACGCTTATGTTACAAAGTAATGCAATTTTTATCCCCTACAAGACAGGTGACCCTAATCTTGCTAGAGGTTTTTTCTTCCCTTGGGTAAATGGTATTCCAACTCGACTAACTATTCCTGATATCCAACATTTTATAAATCAAGAAGTTAGTGAGATTAGGGTTCCGCTCATGTCAAACCAAGTTAGTATCAATCTAAATGATGTTGTTCATTTAGCTATCAGTGGTTCATCTGGTTCAGGAAAAAGTTATTTCCTAGAATACCTTATTCGGTGTATTCGGAAAATAACTGACGATATTGTAGCAGTAGACCCTAAACGTGCCGATATTTATTCTCTAGGTCGTGAATTAAATCTGTCTGTCCTGTCTCCGAAAAGAGGGGCTAACTTAAATAGTTTTATCACAGAAGTAAATGAAATTCTGGGGGATGCTATCAATAAGATTTACGAACGTCAAGAAATACTTTTAGAAAACCCAAAAGCTACATTAAAACGCAAATATATTATCATAGATGAGCTACTTGCTCTTGTTCAGGGTTCTTCAAAACAAGCACGAGATACGTTTGCACAACTATTAGGAACTGTGGCTCTCCTAGGTAGAGCTACTAAAGTTTCACTTATCCTAGTTTCCCAACGTTTTGATGCTACCGCATTTGGAGGAAATCTAGCAGTTAGAGAACAAATTAACTGTTCTATTATTTTGGGAGAGATAAATACTAACACCACTCAGTTTTTATTGCCAAACGCTCATATTGAAAATATTGTTGTTCCTAGCGGAATAGGGACAGGAATTGTCAAATTTAGTGATGGAAAGCATGACAGCAACATCATGCCACTCCTCACCCCATACTATAACAAGAGGTGCTTATGATAAACAAGTATAATCTATTCAAAATCTTATGTATAGGAACTGTAGTAAGCTTTTTCCCTATATTTATACTTATCTTGATTCAACAGAATCTGAACATTGAAATTAATTATCAAAATGTTGTTTTTCTTTTCTATCCTTTGATAATTTTTTCAATACTACTTTTCTCTTTTTTCCTTTATCACTGGTTTAAAAGTGATATAAAATACATGCTCAAAGGATTACGAGCAACCTACGAACTGAGAAAATTTGCCCATTTTGAGTCCGATTCTATTCTCGATACTCAAAATAAACAGATTTCTACTCAAAAATCAATCGTCAACAAGGCCAATCGTTCTTTGTTAACCTTATCGATGATTTATACAAAAGATGGGGCTATATTACGGTGGAAAGTTCCAAACAATCATGAAAGTTTCTTGAAAGTACAAGAAATATTCCCTGCTATTAAAACAAAATTACACACTATGGAACCCGACTTGTTCTTTACCAATATAGCGCCTAGTGATGGTCGTTGGTATCAAGCAACAGGCTCTTACAATCATAGTAGATTGAAATAAAATATGAACAAATAGACTATAAAATCGGTGGAAGGACTTTGTCAAAGACAAAAAGTCCTTCCACCATTTTTTTATATTACAAAACTGTGCCAATGATACTACTTACTCTAAATATCCTTAATACTAACAATACTGCGAGACTGGTCTTGGCATTGTCTCGCATTCAAACTGTGCCAATGTGCCAAAAACAAAACGAAAGGAAATTCTTGAAATGTCTTCAGAGAAAAAAACAAATAAAAAAATCCCTAAACAGCGTGCAATCATGTATACACAACAAATGCGACTAGCTATTTTATCTGATTGGAAAAAAGAAATTGATAGAATCGTTAAGTTATTAGAGCCATTACTCTGGGCAGGAATTTTACATGATAAAGATGTTAATGAAGATGGAGAAACTGTAGAACCCCATATTCATCTCATGATGTATTTCAAACATGCTCGTAGCCCACATAGCATAGCTTGGGAAATTAATGAACGAAATGGTAAACGTGAAGATGCTCAAATCGAACGATTAGAATTCTTCAAGCATCCTAATAATGGTTTTAGTTATCTTGTTCACCAAACTAAAGATGCTCAAAATAAATATCAGTACCCTATTTCGGAAATAATAAGTAACTTTGATTTTGCTAAAAAATTAGAAAATATTCGAAAACAAGTAGAGCGAAACCAAAGTAAAAAAGAAGGGGAACTAATACGAGAATATCTAGATATGCTTTATGACGGTTTATTAACTCTAGAAGAGATTGAATCTGAGCTAACGGGAAGTCAATATGCGAAAGCAAGTACGCGACTTAAAGCTGTTGCTGAAAAAAGGCAAGAAAGATTAGGGAGAGAATTCCTGAATCGTATGAAGTATGAACAAAAGACAAAGCAAGTAGTCTATATCTATGGTGAGTCTGGACTTGGTAAGACAAGACTGGCTAAGACTTATGCAGAAAATAAAAATACTTCTTATTTTGTAACAGGCTCAAGTCGCGATCCTTTTCAGAGTTATCAAAACCAGGAAACTATCATTATTGACGAACTGCGACCAGATAGCTTTCGATATGATGACCTTTTGAAAATTCTAGACCCTTATAATTTCGATGTTTTCTTACCTTCTAGATATATAGATAAAGCATTAACCGCTGAACTAATCTTCATAACTAGCCCTTACTCACCAAAGGAGTTGTATGATAATTTTCAAACCAGTAAACGAATTGACCGTTTCGACCAGCTAGAACGACGAATACAAACAGCCATACTAGTTGAAAAGGATAATATCTTTTATACACACTATAACAATGAGAGTCGGGAATACGAAAAAGATGACAGCAACTTTTTCACGAACCCCTTTGAGTCTCAGTCAATACATCGTGCTAATAGCTTCTTCACACAGTTTGAAACAACTATTCAAAGAAAGGAATAACAATAATGAACTCAGAACTATTTGAAATTAAAAACCTACTACTAAATCTCTTACAAATCCTACAACAGGAAACCCACATCTTCAATTATTGTGGTCTATATACCCAAAAAGACCTGTTGAATCTCCTTCAAATTTCTCCGAATACATTGAAATCTTGGGAAGAGAAAGGACTAAAACGACTGGAACCACCTATAGAAGGAACCAGAACTGTTTACTATAAACTTGAAAATGTTCTCCAATTCTTAGAGAAATAACATGAATTATGCTAAAATAGAACTGTCTGTTATGTATAGAAAATGTTCTATTTTAGCCTTTTTATTTTATATCCGTATAATGAAAGGGCATTATGACATCTGAAACTATAACTTACAATAACAAAAAAGTTATTAAAAAAACAAATTCAAACGGAGAGGTTAGTTATATTTTACGAGGCCTTTACTTAGGTATCGATGAAAAAACAGGCAAACAAGTAACAACGTCTATAACAGCTAAAACACTACGGCAACTTGACCGTAAAATCCTAACGGCTAGAGTTAATTTTGAAAAAGCAGGTGGAACGAGGAAAGAAGATAAACAATTATCCACTTTTTCTGAACTTGCAGAAGAATGGTTCAATAATTATCAAGTTTGGGTTACTTCTCATAATACAATCAATAGAGTGAAGGGATACGTATATAATTACATCATCCCTGCATTCGGGGATTACATTCCTGAAAAAATCACATCTGCCGATATTCAAAGATGGGTTAACAATCTCGCCCAAAAAGCTAGAACATCGATTGAATCAGGGAAAAAACGTGCTGAAAAAGGTAGTGCAAAAGACTTTGGAGCAGTCACTCACAAACTTAGTGATATTTTCGATTTTGGCATCACACATTTTGGATTAACTAAAAACCCAGTGAAAACTATTAAAATCCCTCCAAAGCCTAAATTAGCTTCTCGTAGAACTATGGTCTTACATGATGAAGAATTAAAAACATGGTTAGCATTCTTAAAAACTTTACCTAATAACAGAGCTAATCGACGATTTATTACCATCTGCAATTCCTTACTCGCTTCTGCATTGCGAATCAATGAACTTCTAGCATTAGAAATAAATGACTTGGATTTCACAAACAATGAAATTATTGTAAATAAAACATTGATGTGGAAAAGTGCCAATAAGAAACTTGGTACTAAAGGATGTATGATTTGTAAACCAACCGCAAAAACCGATTCTGGTAATCGTCAGGTTCCCGTTCCAAACTCTACTCTCACTGACCTTAGGGATTTCTACACAGAAATGAATAACTATTTCAAAAAACAAGGTCTACCTCAATCCAAGTTAATCTTTCCAACGATTTATGGAAATTATATGTGCGATAGAAACGAACGTGCTACTTTAAAAAAACGACTAACTTCTCTTGGCTTACCTGATTACGGTTTCCATATTTTCAGACATACTCATGCTTCAATGATGTTAAATGCTGGGGCAAACTGGAAAGAACTACAAGTTCGTATGGGACATAAATCTATCAACACAACTATGGATACATACGCCGAGTTAGCACCGAAGAAGAAATTAGAGGCAGTAAATATTTATTTAGATAAAATAGCTGAACTATCTACTTAATCGTCTCTACATTTGTCTCTACATTTTTTCTTCAATAAATTACAAAGCCTTTAAAATAAAGGTTTTGAGGGGTTATATAGAACTCTGTCTACTCCTCACAGAAGTTAAGTAAGCATTCAATACGGATCAATACAGAAGAAAAACGCTTGATCAGCGTTTTTTCTTTTTGTTAATTTCACTATATTGCAAGACGAATCATTCGAATGACTACCTTTTTCACTACCTTTTTTTGAAATAAGAATATTGATTCGGACGATTAAAAGCAAGAGAAACTTCATTATGAGGTTTCTCTTTTTTATCTTTATACCGTCGCCTATCCCCCTTACAAAACTCTAGCATTTACTTGTTTTAAGTTCAATTCTCCATCTTCAAACAATAATCTGATTAGGATTCGAGTAGGAGCAATCCCATTATTTAGAACACAAATAAGTCTTGTTTCAATATTTGGTTTAAATTGTCCCCCGTCAATTGAATCTTGTAACAATGGATGTTGTAGGATACTATTGCGTATTTCCTCATGAGGAATTGAACCCCAGCAAATAACTGGCTCAGCTCTTTCGATAATCATTCTAGGAATATATTCAAGTGCAAATTGTTCTGGTGAAATACATAATCCTCCGTTTTCTTTGAAAGAATTTAATAATCGGTTAAAAATAGCACTTGGCTCCCCATTACATTTTATTCCATTAAATCCAATTAAGTCACCAACTTTTTTAGCAATATCTGACTTATTATTGTCTATAAATCTAGATAATTCTTCATTTTCAGGAAACCCTTGTCTCCTTTGATAAATACCCTGCCAATTATCTTGATTTCCTTCATAATTTGCACAATTACTTTTTCTTCCTATGTCGTATGGCAGTCCTTCTATAGGATTTTTTGTATGTGCCGCATAATATCTTTCAGATCTATTTTGCGTATTATTATTTTCCCCTCCAATAAGTTGAATCGAAGAACCACAAGTTGGACACAATGCGTACTTACTGCCATTTTGATAATATGGTAAGTCTTTATTTGTTTTCTCTTCAAACTCATCAATATGATAAGTTCCACCATTGATTAATTTAAAATATTTCATCGCTATCACCTCAATAAATAATCCGTCTAATCTTATTATACCATCGATTTTTCATATTGTGAGAACCTGAAATATAAAAACGAAGAATACTATCTCTTCTCAATTTCTATTGTGTCAGTATTATTGAATATAATATTTTTATAAAAAGATTTTCATATTATTTCTAATATATTTTAAATAAAGACTAAGTCTTTTTTTGTTTTTCTCTATTTATTTGTAGCTATTGAAATGCTAGAACTAGAAATTTCATCTTGTCTAGTATTTTAGAGAATCCAAAAAGCAGGCTCACCTAGGCGCTATTTTTTCTTAAACAAGCGGATGTAGTCCTGTTTACTATGAATAATATCTGATACAAAGACAGCTTTTCTATCCTCTAAAATATGATAGAAGGCTAGGTAATCGCCTAAAATGATGCATCTGGTTTTGTGGGGTGGGTATATAATCCCTCCTACTCTTTCATCAGCATCAAATCCTGCTTCCGGAAAAACTTCAAGACGCTCCAAACCATAAAGAATATTCTTAACTGTGTTTGCTCCTGCCTGTTCTGAAAAGTAGTTAGCTGAGATATAATCTTTAATACCTCTTAGCTGTTCTTGTACCGTTTCAGAGATAATAAGGCTATATGAGTTCTCGTTAAATTCCAAGGTTAGCCCTCACTTCATCAAGGCTGTAAGTCCTTCCATGTTCTAAATCCTCAAAGCTACGGGCAATTTCGGCACGCAATCCTAATAGAAGTTCTTCTCTTTCTTTGTCTACTTGAGTTTCAAATGGCAAGGCTTTATTTTCTACAATGTGTTCTAAAAACAAGTTAAAACTAGCTGTCATATCAAGATTTTGCGCTGTGATAATAGCTTTAGCTTTCTCTAACAAGTCTCTGTTAGTCTTAAAGTTTACCTGTGTGTTTTTTTCTAAAACATTCATAGTAGTATCTCCTTTTAGACTATTATATCACTTTAAACTATACAGGTCTAGTCGCGTATAGATACTTATAGCTGTATGCTTAAAAGCTATTGTAAAATGTAAAAAAGCACTAAGGGAGAGCGTCCCAAAGTGCTTAATATCAAGGCTCTAAAGCCTATCTTATTCAATAAAATATTACAACATCTTGTTGTAGAATTCAACGACAAGTGCTTCGTTGATTTCTGGATTGATTTCATCGCGTTCTGGCAAGCGAGTCAATGAACCTTCCAATTTTTCAGCATCGAATGATACGAATGCTGGACGTCCAAGAGTAGCTTCTACTGCTTCAAGGATAGCTGGAACTTTCAATGATTTTTCACGAACTGAG